GATTGTGGACATTGGGCAGTGCGCCCTCCGGCTGGTTGCGCCAGTCCAGCACCATCATGCTGGGACGCGGGATCGCATCCGGCACCACCTTGTGGGCGTGCCTTGTCAGAAACTGCCATCCGCCGGTAATGCCCAGCATGGACGCCCCGTCGCTAAACCATCCGCCGCAATGGCGGTGGGCGCGGAGGAAGACCTTGGCTGGTTCGTGACCGGCGCGAAGCGAGTTGAGGCGGGCGTTGCCCATCGCAATCGACATGGCGGTGGCCTCCAAGTAGGCGCGGCTGGTCACGCCAATGTGGTGCGTGGCATCAACCAGCGTGCCATGAATACGGAACAGCCACTTCTCGCGGGCCACACCGTCCTTGGCTCCGATCAAGCGGGCCAGATACGATTCAATCTCATGGGTGTGGCACTCGGTGCCTTTGACCACCAGCGTCTGGGCGGCGGCTTGCGACATGAGGCGAAGCGCCTCTGCGGCCATTTTGCAGTGCAGTTCGATGAGTGTGGCGACGACCTCCGGCGACTTGTGGTGGATGCCCTCGGTGGCATCACCGTTGACCAACAACACAAAAGGATCACTGCCCACAATCTCCGACACTTGGGCCTGTGCCTCCTGCCACTTTTCCCAGAGCCACGCTTGGTGGATGTTCTTGCCGAATCCGATGGTGTTGCCGTTGATGCTTTCGCTGTCCGGCGGCATCAACCCTACGCTCGACCCGCAATGCAGATCGCTGACGACGACCAGCAACTGCGGGCGTGATGGTTTTTTAGACATGGTGAGTCGATTAGGCGCTGGTCAGCATCCGGCGCACTTGGTCAACGACCTCCGCGTCACCCTCTTGGTAGCGGGAGTAGAGCGGGTTGGCTTGGTTGGTCATAATGTCCCGTGCGCGGGCGCGAGTGCTGCTCGCTCCGGTCTGGTCACCGGCCACCAACTTGTCGTCGGACAACTTCTCCGCGAGGTTGACAATGGCTTTAACCACTTGCGGATCGACGAAGCCTTGGCTGGTCGGATCGACTCCGGCGGTCACTGCGGCGCGGCGAGCCAGTTCGATCTTCTCCGGCATCTTGTCGCCCCAGACCTTCTGAAGTTCGGCCCGTCCGGTTTCCAGTTGGGTTTCGATCATCTGGGCGGCGGCTTGGTTCATCAGCGCGGCCCGCTCCATGTCGAAGCGCATGAACTCCTGCATGGCGGCGGCAGGAATGTGGTGCTTGTGGGCGAGTTCCGCGGCACGCTTGGCCACGTTCTCATCCCAGACGACGCCTTCGGGCAGTTGTTCCGGTTTGAGGTTGTAGGCTTCGGGCGATTCGGGAACGCCGATGGCCTTGCGGTAGGCGGAAATTTCTTCCGGCGTGGACTTCTCGTTGGGAGGAACGATGGCGTTGGCCTTCTTGCCCAAAAGTTGCTCCAACCCGTTAAACCCTTTGGCCATCGACTCGACGTCGATCTTGTCGTTGCGCCAATACTTTTCGGGAACCCATTCGGGCTTTTCGGCTACTGCGGGCGCTGGCGCGTCGGTAACGCTGGCAGGCGCACCGGAAAGGAGTGTCCCTTCGGTTGTGACGCTGGTGTTAGCAGCGGGTGCGGTGGTCGCGGGAACAGCGGTGCCGTCCGCGGTGGTGCTGGTTTCGGAGGTGGTGGTTGCATCGATCATGGTGGTGTTGGTTGGTTGGTGTTTTGACTAAACCGCGTTTAGCGGAGGACTTCGGTGGAGGGCCGCTCGACGTCGGCATCTCCGACGACGGGCAGCGAAAGTTTGTGTTCGATGAAAAGGATCACCTCGCGCTGTCCGTCCCGCACCGCGGCGGCGATGGGATCAAACGGACGTCCCAGCGTGCGCTCAAAAGCGGGCCGGTTCATGCGGAAGTAGGCGCGGAGGTTGTCGAGGACAGCGCGCCCGTCTTCGTTGTCGAAGCAGCGGTGGTAGGCGTTGTTGATGCGCTGAAGGCTTTTGCTGCGCTCCAGTTCTTTGTCTGGTGTCATTAGCGGCGAGGGCGGTTTGGCATGGCTACACTCCGGTGGCTTGATTCATCAAACGTCCAAGGGCGCTGTCCTGCTTGACGCTACCGGCTTTGCCTGCGGCCTCGGCCATCGTGAGCATCTCCTGCTGCTGCTGCATCTGGGCCTGTGCCTGTGCGCGGGCGGCGCGAGCCTCCTCGACCTCGTCCTCCTCGGCCAGCCAGTCGGCGGGCAGTCCGTCGTTGCGGGCGGTTTCGCGGGCGATGACGTCCCACTTGAAGTTGTCCAGCACTTCGGGGCGCACTTGGGCGATGATCGCGTTGCGCTCCATTGTCCTTGCCAAGGAAAGGTTGTGCATGGCGCGGATGGCGAGCGCGACCTTGCTGACGTAGCTGACTTCCGGTTCCGGCAGCATGGGCTGTCCCATCGCGTCCATCTGGATCGCGTCCTGCGGCGGGGGGGGAAAATGGCCGTTGCGGATAAGGATGCCAAAGACTCCGCGCAGCATAGGCGAAAGCAGTTCGGTGGTCTTGCGGGTAAACGAAGGCGAAAACTGCACCAGCTTCTCGCTGGCCCGCTCGGCCACTTCGGTCGCGGTCATGTTGGCCCGTTCCAGCGAGGCGAACATGCGGAACATGTCCACATGCATGGCCACGTTGATGGCGTTGGTCTTGCGGGCCTCGCGGTCGAGTCCGATGGAATAGTCGCCCGCGGTGGCCCACTCCTGCGGCAGCGCGTTGGGTTGGGTCGGGTCGTAGTAGGTGACACCCCCAGAGCGCAAATCGACTTCCCCTTCGTGCGTAGCGGGCATGAGGAGACGAGGGAACGCTTTGATCTCGGAGAGGGCGTCAAGTTGCTTGGCTAAAAAGTTGAGTTGGCGGGCTTCGGGCAGCGCCATCCATGCCGGAGACACTCCGTAAACGCCCTGCTGGCTTTTAACGTGGCGACCGGCAAAGAAAGGTTTCTCGTCGTAGCCACTGTTACGGCAGACATGCTTGTTGCTCTGGTCAACGTAAACGCTGGCCCAAGGTTTGTTCGGGCCGTCGGCCTTGTTGCGGTCGCGGTCGTTGTCCTCGCGCTTGTAGAGAGCATGAACGAAGCGATGCTTGACGGTGCCGCCCTTGCCGGTGCGCCGGATCTCGGCCAGCTTCTTCTGCATGGCGGGCGCAAGGTTGTCTTCGCCAAACTTGTCCGCGGCTTGCAGGACGGTCAGTTCCAACTCTCTAAAGACGGTGTCAATCAGTCCCTCGTCGTTCTCGGCCAGTGAGTAGGTGCCGATGTCGAACTTGTGGAATACGAGCGGATGGCTGGTGCCGCTCTCAACAAACATGCAGTAGGTTCCAAAGACGCTGTCGTCGTAGTAAAGTTCGTGGATCTCGGTGTAGAGATTGCTGGTGGCCAAGAGCAACTGGGTCATCTCGCTGCACTTGGCATACCATTGCTTGGCCTTGTCGCTGTTGACGCCTTTGGGCGGCTCGTAGACAAACCACCGCGAGTCGGCAGGCGTGATGTAGGCAAGCTGCCCATTGGCCAGCGTGGCCGCGGCTTGGACGGCGCTGGTATCGAAGAGGACGTCGTAGCGCGAGCTATCCGGCACTGACCGCTTGGCGCTGATCTCGGCTTTGCGCGGTAAGAAGTATTCGGCCAACTCCTGCCAGTGCGTGTCCCATGAGGCACGCTCGGAACCCAAGTCTTGGTTGCGGGCAAGAACCCAGTCAGCGAGTTGGACGTTGTCTTTCATTACCACATGTCGGGGTCGTTAGCCGCGGTAATCAGCAGGACAATGCCCACCGCAAAAACGGCCAGATGGAAAGTTAGCTCCATGTTTCATCCCAAAAGATCCTTGGCCACTTTTCCGTAGCGACCGCCCATTGAGGCTTGTGCGGTCAGCAGCGAGCGGCGCTTACTCATTTGAGGCGCGGGTGCATCCATGTTTTGCGCGACGGGCGGAACATTGTTTGGCGTCACTGACGGTGCGAGCGCCGCCGGTGCTGCGCCTTGTTGGGGTATTCGATTTCTGCCTTGCTGAAAGGCTTGCCGCATAAACTGCCCAAACGTCTGCTGCCCCTGCGGGGTGCGAAGATCAAGTCGTGCGGGCCAAGCAACCATAGACAATTAGCCCAAGAGGCTGTTGGCTCCGGTGGCCGGATTGACGTAGCCGCCGGTTTCACCCGCGAGGATCGACTTACGGAAACCGGAACGACGGGCCGCGGCGCTTCGCTGCATGTTGGCGGCGTCATTGGCTCCCATCGTTTGCATTTCGGGAGGTGGCGGCGGTGGCGGTGGAGGAGGAGGAAGCGGCGGCGCTTGGAACGCGGGCATGGGGGGCGGTGGCGGCGGGGCCGAACGTCCCCCACCTCCGAAGTGGCGGCGGCACGTTAGGTCAATCTTGGACGAGTTGTAGAATCGCATATTTTTGGATGAGTTTGTCGGTCTGAAAGAAAGTCAGCGGATGGCCACTCCTCTCCCATGCGATGAGCGGAAGATAAAACGGGATGTGGCGCAATAGTTTTTTGACTAAACCCGCCAGACCTTGATCGTCAGCCAAGGCGAAGGCGTAGACATACCACGCATCCCACAGTTCCGGCGGGAAGTTGAGCCAGACGTCGTTGATATGCGACTGCTCCGCTTTACTCCACACCGGCCTCGCCATCATCACATACTCCGGCGTCGAGAAGAAACAGCCATGCGAGAGGTGCGCGAGCATGTCTTCCTCAAACGTCCGCGGGGAATCCGCGGTGTACAGCATCTTGCACTTTTCGATGGGCGTCATCGTCTCACGATTGTCCTGCGGGTAAAGTCGAGTTCGCGGATGCCGGTTGTCACTACGGTCGGGCGCGGCTTGGCAAAGCCGGTCTTCAGCATGCCCGCCATCTCGGCCTCGGCAATCATCCGCAAGGCGTCGGCGGCGTGGCTGGCCCAGTTGTGGACTGGCTCGTTGACCACAATGCCGGTCGCGCTGCTGCGCTTGTAGGCGTAGTTGGCCAAGGCATCGAGGCCACGCTCGCAGGCAGGCAGGCGGAACGAGAACCGCGGGAACATTTGCAGACAGGCATTGATGCCGATCCAGATGTCATGCGTGCGGGGCAGGACGCGCACGTTGGCCAGACCGGCCTCTGTATACACTTGGGCGTCAGCCTTGCCGCTGGTGCGAGTCGCCGCGGCATCGTGTGGCAGGAAATGCGCTCCGTAGCTGTAGCCCTTGGCCAGCATGTGACCGACGCGCTGGACAGGCGTCATGTCCAGATCCATGTCGCAGTCGATCACGCGGATCTCGTTGCCGCCGATAATCTGAAAATACCAGACCACCGTATTGACCGGACTACCCAGATCCCACGCGGTATGCACCAAGGTCGAGTTGTCGGTCTTGAAGGCACTGATCGCACCGGAGGCGCGGAGCTTGTCCAGTTCGCCCGCGTAGATTGCGCCCTCGACCGGCGATTTGAAGCACTCGTCGAGTGTGGTGGGGAACTCGCGGAAGATGAAAAGGCCAAGGTCGCGGGACTGCCGGTCATACCAGAGGCGCTGCTGGTCACTAAAAGTGTGGCCTGTTTGTGATTGCATCTGGTCAAGGTATTGACTGATTGCTGGACTGATCGTGGCCACATCGCCCTCGACCACATAAGTCGGGTCTTTCCACCACGGGAAGAAGACCACGCGCCAGTCCTTGTCCGTCTTGGCCGCTTCCGGCGTCTCCAGCGCCCCCTTGACGATTTCCCATAGGTGGCCCCCTCTCCCACCCTTCCAAGTGGTTTCAATGATGATCCGGCCATGCTCGGCGCTGGGGATCGCGCCGGTCAGAATTTCCTCACTGCGGCGCGGGTCGTCCGCTTGGATCACGCCCCACTCGGAGAGGTGCAGCCAGTTGTTCGTGCCGCCACGCGCTCGCAGGCCCGCAAAGAACGACGAGGCCGCGTTACCCGCCACACTCACCTCAAGGATGCTGCCACTGTCCCTCACCCGCTCAATGTGCTGCAAGGTGCCGCTGGGGAGATTGTCCACCGCTACCTTGGCAATAGTGGCCAATTTGCGCTCGGCATCCGCGGCGGTCTGGTCGACCAAAGAGCATTGGGTGCCAGCGTTCCAAAGCATCTGGTCGGTCAGTAAGACGTCGAGCGCGGTGGACATGCCCAGACGGCGGGCCTTCAAGATAATGAGGCGCTTGACGCCCTCCTTGAAAAGCATGTCGTAGACCCGCTGCTGCTCGGCCCGCGGGGCGAACTTGATGATCCGCCCGTCGTCAGCCCGCTTGATGTGATACAGATTGCGTAGCCGCCAAAGCGGGTTCGCAAGGTCGTTAGTCGATGACATCCGGTGGCGGGATCAAGCTGGCCAATTCTTCTTC